GTAACGGCATTAGCGGTAGCCTCCTCAAGATCCTTTCCGTTGAGGCGCCAGCCGAATGGACGCTCCAGGATGAGCGCATACTCCGCGTCATCCATTGGCTTACGGCTCGTGGCCTTCCACATCCCGTCCGCTGATCCTCGCCTCCGGAATAGCACGACGATCGTGTCGGCTCCACCGGCAAGGGCATTCGTACCGGAGACCATGTCTACAAAGTCCTCAGACTTGGCTTTCCGGGAATGGTGGTTGACGACTATCGTAGAACCTGGATGATTCTTTGCCATTGACTTTAGATCCGTCAGAATCCGGTAGTCCCGGTCATACTGAGTCTCGCCTCTCCTCTGCGGGTCCATAGCCCGGCCTAGCGTATCGACCACCACGAGCGAGCGCGTGTACTTATCTAGGAATGCGGCTACCGTAGGGATTAGCATTCCCGGCTTGATTTCCGTCAGGTAATGAAACCGCGCGGGAATGTCGTCTTCACCCAGAAGTTCCCAGCAGCTTGCCTGCATACTTGGGTCATCATCCTCTAGCGCGAGGTACAGGACACTGCGCCTTTCGCACTTGATACCAAAGACCTTTCCTCCGCGCGCACTCTCCAGGCCGATTCGCCGGATGATTGTTGACTTACCGGCCTTCGGAGGTCCCACGAGGAGGACCACGCCTTCCGGCAGTAGTCCGGGAACCGCATACTCAAGCGGAGCGAATTCCTGACTATCGAGCCAGGTGCCGTTACGCATTCCGGCCAGTAGCTCTTTGCCGTCCGGGGCCTTCCGGCCCGGCTTCCGCCTGGATATCTTTGGCTCCCAGCCTGGCTCCCTTATGAGCCTTCGCTCCTCGTCCGTCAGCGGCTTGTTCTGATTCCGGGAGGCGATATCGCGGATATCATTCTCCAGGGTCCCGTTCCGGGCCTTCCAGCCTCGCTCGCGGAGAGCCGGAGCCGTCATCTGGATTACCGTCTCCAGGTCCACGCCGGAGTCCATTAGCTTCCACACGCCATCGCGCAAAGCCTCGTTCCGGTCACCGGGCTCCGCATCGATCATTTCCCGGACGGGCTCCGTTAGGCCGTGGCCGTTCGATTCCGCCTTGACTAGACCTTTGCGGAGCTTATCGCAGACCTCTAGCGGCTCGCCTATGGCGTCCTCCGGCTGGGCCTCGTATCCGCGCGGCTCCGGGTCCTCTTTGGACCTCCGGACGGTAGGCGGGATGAATACGCACGCGCCACCGCCCTGATAATCGACTCCCCGGAACCTGGTCTTTGCTTTCCGCTCGCCTAGGGCTGCCGTATACCAGTGCCAGCCGCCACTCCGGGTACTCACCCGGAGATAGATGACCGGATTCGCCTGCTCCATGAACTCACCGAATTCCGCGAGCCCGGAGCCGTCCGGGTCGTTGCGCGGATCGTAGTCCCAGACGTCATAGACGATCCCGGTTATCGCCAGGAGTCCCTTACCCGGCCGCCAGGAGCGGACTTCCGCGAGGTCCGGCCGGATATCCGTCCAGCCTTTACGATGGGGAAATCCGTTCCGGTCTAGGGTTGAGCAGTAGACTGGCATACCGGCCTCGACAAGCCGGGAGGCTAGCTCTGTCTCCGCCAGTAGACTATTCCCGCTGTTTCGGGTAGCCTTAGTCATGATGGTCCTTTCCTCGTCCGGGATGGGAACTTGTCGGGTCGGAGTGGAAGCTCCGGCCCGTTCCCACATATGGGGTAATTCTCTAGCTCTAGTCTTAGACCGGCCCGTCAAGGTTTTGGCGAAACGAATGACGGGCCGGTTATTCAATTGTCGCGAAACGAAAAAGGCGAGGACGCGACAATGTCGCATTCCTCGCCTGGTCTCGCTTCGCCTAGCCGCGAGTCTACCGCGCTCGCGGGCTCCTGGGAAGCCCGCATTAGTCCCTGGACTCCTGGTGACGGCTTAGCCGTTCCTGCCATCCCCGGATCACGTTGTCGGCTGCGTCCTCGTCCGCGTCGGCTGCGTCCGGGTCCGCGAGGTCGATGCGGGCTTTCTTGCGGTCGATGTACGTGGCGCCCAGCCGTTCCGACATCCGCACGAATGCCGCGAGGACTCCCGGAGAGTGGTTCCGCAGGAATGAGTCGTAAGCCTGCGCGGCGCAGACCGCCGTGGCCCAGTCGGATGCCTCGAATAGATCCGACTGGCCGGAGAGCTTCAGGGAATTGAACCATGACCTCGCCTGCGGGTGCCAGTTCGGGCTCGCCTCCGGGATAGCCGGGATGTCCGCGCGCCTAGACCGGCCCTGGGTAACCGGGCCGATGTCCTGGAATGCGCCGTGCGGATGGCCGATGCGGTCCTGGGGGTCTTTCTTCCGGTAAGCCATTATGCCTATGCTTCCTTCCCATGATATTGCGGAATTCATCGCTGGCGGACCAGGCATAGCCGGAGACGGTAATCTCCCACTCATCACCTTTCCTGGTTGCGGTCGCGCCATTCGCGAACTCGACAGTCTCGCCATCCCCCATATTGCCAAGCTTGGAGGAGATTGCCTCCACACTCATTTCCTCAGGCATTCCTCCTCCATCCTGAATTCCTGATGCTCCGAGCACAGCTCCAGCGCCTATGCGTCCCGGTCGGCACCCTGATTGCCGCTGGGGGTCCTCCCCCTACCCCTGTCGCTGGCCTCGCTCGCCGCGCTTTCCTCCTCTGTGGAGCGCTGGTCTAGCCAGTACTGAGACCTTCGCCTTTCAATGCTGCGCTTCCGCATTCGCTTGTTACGCGCCTTAATGATGTTCTTTGTCTTCGGCATTAGCCATTCCTTTCCGCGCCATTAGAGGCACTACTGGTAGATGATGCCGGGCGCAAGAAGGGAAGGTGGCTAGAGCTTCTTGCGCCCGGCCTGACCGGGCGAGGTAGCGGGAGGTCCCTCAAGCCCGGAGTTACTTCCTCCGCGCCTCGCCCTTGTCCGCCTCGTGCCTACCGGAGGCCGGTTCGCCGGAGGTAGCTTCCAGGTGCGGCGCGAATACCGTCCCGGAATTCTTGACGATGCCGACGGGGCAGGGAGTGGCGGCCGTGTAGCCGGTCGGAGGAGTGGCGAGGAAATAGCCAGCCCGGAACGTGGCCCGGACGGCTGACTTGTCTTCCTGCATAAGGTTCTGGATAACCTTGCCGGTGGCGTCGGTAATGACGCCTTCGCGGAATGGCTCCAGGGTGATGTCCTTCCGGATTCCCGCGAGGACGAGGTTCCAGTCCGCGACGATGGCGTCTGCCACATTCGTCGCAAAGGCCGGCCACCAGAGCGGGTTGACGCGGATTGGCACTCCGGCGAGGACGAGCGGGAACATCTCGCCTCCGACTGGGTTAGCCGTGAGCGCTGTCGTCCGGGTCGCGGCTACCCGGAACTGCCAGCCGGGCGAGACGGCTACCTTGTTGACGTTGTAGCCCTGCGTCGCCACGAGGCTGGCCGCCTGGAGGACGAGCTGGGTATTGTCGGTCGCGTTCGCGAACGTATCGCCGGATACCACATTCCCGGCCGTCGTTGCCGCGGCAACCAGACTGGGCGGGAACGTCGCCGGAGCGTTGAGCCCGAACAGGACGGCCTGGTCATATGCGCGGGCAATCGCCTTGGCTAGCTCCGGCTTGACCGCGCTCCAGAGATCGTACTCTGAGTCGTCCACGACGTTCTCCGGGATGACGGCGATTGTCGCCAGTTCCTCCGCGATGATCTGCTTGTTCCCGATCGCCATCTGGGTGACGTTCTTGAGCCCGGTATCAACGTCGCCACCGGCTCCCAGCCCGACCCAGGAGGCCGTAGGAAGCGAGTCCACGACGGGAATGCGCGAGTCGCGGGTTGTGGTCGGGACGCGGTGCGCCATCGAGAGGACCACGGATTCCTGCGAGACGGCAGAGATAAGCTCCGTCACGATCTGATCGGGTAGCCCACCGGCCGATTCTGTTCTATCGATGAAGTCACTAAATGCCATTTTCTACTCCCTGAGGAATCTCCACCGCTCCGGCCATTCGCTGGCCGGAGGCTGGACGGTTACGTTCCTGAATGCTCCCGCCTGGAGCTTTCCTTCAAGGATTGCGGCATCGATCATCTCTGCCGGAAGGTAAACCGGCTCCTGGGATATGGTGACTTCATCCCCTGACGTCAGGAGGGTGCTTGCCCCATATACCATTAGTCCCTTAACCATGATGCTCCTAAAGCGGGCTCGCCCATTACGGGCATTCCTCAGCGTTCCGCTTCGGAGCCTAGCGCCACCGTTCCGGCGACGGCCGGGATGGCCAGCCCGGCTGGATGCCCGGAGGCGAGACAGGACCTCGCTGCCTTACCTCCGGGCGGGAATGCCAGTAGCAGAGAGACTAAAGCTACTGAGCAGTCTCCCGCGATTCTACGCGCGCCGGACGGCCCTAGAAAGCCATAGCCGGGGTTTTTCTCCTCCGGGTAACCGGGAGGACCCGGCCGGGCCTAAAACGGCTCTCCGGCCCGTAGGGAGCGTTTTACGGCCTATTCCGGGCCTTACCGGCGCGGGAGCCGGAGCCGGAGGCCCTGCTCTGCCCATTAAAGGTGCGAGGACGGACCCGGATTATCCGGACCTCACGGGGGTCTGGGAACTTGGGAACGCGAGCCGGGAGGATGATTACCCTCACCAATCGCATAGCGACGGCGCGCTGTTGTTCAAGACTTAGCCTATCCCATTTCCTGGCCGCGTCCGGGCCGATAGCCTTGCCGAGTGGATCCTCACCCGTCTGGAGCCGGGATAGCTCACCCTCAATACGGCTTATGTCCTTGTCGATCCTATTGACCCGCGTCTGGATCTCGCGCTTGGAGAATGTACCGGCTAGCTCCAGCGTTCCCTTGCGCTGAGCGTGGAGCTTTGTTAGCGCTTGCGTCCGCTCGCGGATATCGGCCGTATCGGCTCGCGGCCGGAGTAGGTCATACGCCTCCGGGCTGGAAAGAATGCTGATTACTTTATCGGTGACGAGCCCGTCAACCCATTCCCGGTTCCGGGAGAGGTTCCGGTAATCGCAGCGATACTGCCATTTGGTCCCGGCGAGCGTCTGCCCGTTATCGCAGGCTCCGCATTCATAGAACTGCGAGCCGAGATACTTACGGACCCATCCGTCACGGTTGGTCGTATTTAGGCGAGCCCGTTCCTTCAGGATCGCGCAGACCTCTTCCCATTCCGCTACGCTGATTGCCGGCTTCCAGTTCCCCCTGATGTACTCGCCGTCCTCACCCCGCAGCGGCACCCATCTATGGTGGGAGATTCCGGCGACCCGAGGATTGGTAATCGCGCCGGAGATAGAACTCCGGTTCCAGTTAGTGCCGCCTGTTACAGTCTCGACTCCGCGAGCCGTTAGCCGCGAGGTAATGTAGGCGATACTCCGGCCGTTAACGACGGCCTTTGCCGCCCAGGCTAGCCAGTCAAGCTCCTCCTGAATCTCGACTGTCCCTCCGGGCTCCCAGCCGAATGCCCGGATACCACCTCCGTCATTATTTGACAGTCCTCTCATCGCCTTGTGATACTTCCCATTAGAGGAACGCCGTTTGGTCCCACGGCTCTCCTGATTCGCCCGTGCGACTTCTCTCCTGATTAGGTCAATGCCGTAATCGTCTGGCTTAATGATGCCGTGAGCCGCCGTTGCGATCATAATGCCCTTTGGCTCGATTACGTTGATGAGTTTCTCCCCATCCATAACGTCGCGAGCTATCCGGTCAATATGATCCGCGCCGAGCCCGTCTATCTCGCCGGTCCAGAGCATGTCAAGTACGTACTCGAATTGAGGACGGTCAGTCTCCAGTATCGGCCGTCCGACTTCTGTCCGGCCGATTTCCTCCCTGTGGAATGCCGACTGATCGTTCTCCCGGATAATGTGCGTCGCTTCTGGGCCCAGGGGCCAGTCGAGACGGGCCAGCAGGTCACGGGCTCGTGTTATCTGGCTATCGACACCTAGCTCATAATTGCTAGACTCGCGAGCCATGATTCCTGCGCGTACTGGGGTCGGGAAGTCCTTATACATTCTTTCCTCCGTTCCGGGATTCCCGTAATTCTATACTGGGTCTATTACGCCGCGTAATCGGAATTAAGCGGAGCCGCGTACCCAGTACGTATTCCCTGGCCCGGACGTTAGGAGATTAGCTATGACTCTCGACTCCAGCCGTTTCCACGGTGGCCTTCTCAGTACGGCCCGGATTACTGGCGGGCTTAGCCGGTCGGACCTCGCGAAGCGGATTGGCAAATCAGCGCGCGATCTACTCCGGTACGAATCCGGCCGGGAGGTCCCGGACGAGGCAACCGTTCAGAGGCTAGCCACAGAGCTACGGGTTAGCCCGTACTGCTTCTATGACCCGCTCGTTATCGTCTCCGAGGACGGGGTTGAGGTCCTACGGGCTCCGGGAGAAAGCGAGGACGATTTCCACGAGCGCTTTATGGCCGCGAGTCCTCCGCTTACCGATGAGGCGCGAGCGGCTATCCGGCTAGCCGGAGACGAATACTGGGAACGCGAGCGGGACCGGAGGCTCCAGGCATAGCAAGGCGGGCATCCTGACGAAAAACAGTTCCTTGTGCGACGGGTATAATCGGAGCCTGACAATGTAACCGGAGGGACAAATGAAGGAAGAATACCCGCCGCTCTCGGACGCTGCCAAGATAGCCATCCGCGCGGCCGCAGACGAGTACTGGAACGGCATCCGTGAGAAGGTCAGCCGGTGGCCTTTCCTGAAGGACTCCTACCCGAATACTGGGCCATCAAATGAAGGTGGACGGCTGTCGATGGTCTTCATGTCGGTCGATGACTGCCGCTACGCATATGAGGAATCGTCAAGCCGGAAAGACCGGGACTGGATTGAGACCGTGGCTCGCGAGATCATAAGCGCAGAAGTCAGGAATGCTGGCAGTCTTCCTCCTGCGGTCCTCGATAAGCTCCAGGAACAATGGCCAGGCAAGAGGCGAGCCGGAGCGAGGAAAGCCTAGCGAGGCTGGGTCCGGGTTCATCACGTCCGGGCTCCGCTCCGGGGATATCGCTCCGGCCGGGATAGACAGCCGGAGCGCCGGTTCCGGCGCGTGCCCCGCTAGGCGGGTCCGATCTTACTCCATTCCCGGAAAGCAGAAAGGCCCGGAACAAGCGTCCGGGCCTTTCCGATTGCGCTTACTTCTTGACGGCGGTACTCCCGGCCTCGCGTAGTTCCTTGAGCCGGTCGTTTCCGGCCTTCTTGATCTGCCACTTGTAAAGCTCAATCCGGAGCGCATCGGCTCCGAATTTCGCGGCGGCCACGACCTTGGCGTCATTCTCGCGGATTGACTGAAGCATTCCCGAGAGGATCGCCATTGTCCCTCCCAGGTCTGCGTCAAGGAGCTTTGCCAGCTCCATTGCGATCTGGTCCGCGCTGGGCTTTGCTTCTGCCATTTCCTGCCTTTCGCCTCCGGCCTCGTCCGGGCCGTCTCGTCACCGAGCGTACTCCACTGCATACGCAGAGTGACCGGCGAGCGGAGCCCTACGGAGCCGGGACGGCTCGCGGGTACCTCCGGCCCGGCCGCGAGCCCGGAGGCCGTCTCCGGCCGCTACGGAGCCGTGCACGGCCGGTTCCGGGCTCGCCTCGCCTACCGGGACGGCCGGGAGGCCGGACGCTTACCTAAAGACTCTGCATCCCCCGGTAGGCTCGCTTTAGGTACCCGTTAGGGGGAAGGCGAGCGATGATCGATATTTATGCGCGGGTTTCGCGGCTCCGGGATAAGGACCAGACATCGACTACGGCTCAGGTCGCGTCCTGCCGTGCGGTCCTTATGGACCGGGACCTGGAACCGGGCCAGGTCCACATTGACGATGGGAAGTCGGCCTGGGACCCGGAGGTTTACCGGCCGGGCTGGAATGCGCTTATGGAGCGGATCGAATCCGGCGAGGCTGATGGCGTAATCGTCTATGACCTAGAGCGCTTCGCGCGGCAGCTCCGCGACGGAGAGCGGCTAGTCACAGCCGCAGAGCGTGGGATAGCCGTCCTCGACTCCGAAGGCGAATATGACCTCAGGAAGCCAGGCGACAAGAAGAACTTCAGGAATGCGATCGTATCGGCTGAGTATTACAGCGACCTATTGCGGGTCCGGACCCGTCGCGGGAAGGCGGCCAAGGCCCATGAGGGAAAGGTAGACCGGAGACGGAGCTTCGGTTTTGAGAGCGACGGGATAACCGTCCGCGAGGACGAGGCCGCCATTATCCGCGACCACGCCGCACGGCTGCTCGCCGGAGAGACGCAGGACTCGCTTATCAAAGAGCTTAACGATACCGGAGTCCCATCGGTACGCGGAGCCCGCTGGGGTTATACGACCTACAGGCAGATCATGACCCGTCCACGGAATGTCGGCCTCATTCAGCATAATGGCGCGATCGTTCCGGGAGTCAGGCTCCCGGCCGCAATCCTCGATCAGCCGACGTATGACCGTATCGTCGCGCTCTACGTGAGCCGGAGACGCGGAAGGCAGCCATCCGGCCGGTACGTCCTAACGGGAATCGCTAGCTGCGGAGAATGCGGAGCCTCGCTTTCCGGGAGGCCAGTAGCCAGTACGGGCCGGAGGCATTACTGGTGTAAGCCTACGGGCCACGTATCTGTGGATGCCGACCGTCTTGACGACTGGGCTGGTGATTTCGCCGTCCGCGAGCTAGGCAACGTTTTCCAGGCGGAAGCCCTAGAGCGCGAGAGCGCAGAGCGCGAGGCCCAGCGCCAGTCCCTACTCGCGGAAACGCTCGCTATCGAGCAGACGCTAATGGAAATCGGGAGCCGTCTCGGAAGGCAGGAGATAACGCTCCAGCGTCACGATGCGATCTGTAAGCCCCTAGAGGCGCGTCAGGCGGCCATACGCGCGGAGCTAGCCGCGCTAGCCCTAGCGGAGCCGGAGCCCATTCCGTCCGGCCTACGGCCGATAGAGGCGCGGGACGAGGCCCACCTAGACTGGCTTATCCGCTGGGACGAGGGAAGCCCAGCCGAACGCCGCGCAATGGTCCTCCGGGCTCTCAACGGACGGCGATTGGTAGTCGGCCGGGCTCTCCGCGACGGAAGGCTAATGGTCGGCCGTGATACGCGGTTTGACCCGGAGCGGGTCCGTATCGCCTAATTCCCCTGGGGCAGCCCGTCAATGTGCCGCGTCCGGGTGGTAGACCCGTACCTCGCGCGCGTACGCGCGTAGAGCCGCCTTACTACCCTAACCTTCCTTACTTAGCCTTTAGGTAAGAAAGTTAGGGTAGTAAGGGCTCTCCTCGCGCGCGCGCACATAGCCAGTTACTTCCCGTTTATCCGGATAGGCCCAGACGGCCCGTAGAGCCCGCGCTTGATCTTCAATATGTCTCCGCGCTCGGCAGCCGTCGAAATGTAATACTTCAATTGGTTCGGCGGAATGCCAGTGGCTTCGGCAATCTGCGCGAGCGTCACTCCCTCCGGGTGAGCGCTTACGTAATTGATTGCCTCGATACTCCGCCCACCGAGGTTCTTCTGCGTCATTGCCGTAACGGCATTAGCGGTAGCCTCCTCAAGATCCTTTCCGTTGAGGCGCCAGCCGAATGGACGCTCCAGGATGAGCGCATACTCCGCGTCATCCATTGGCTTACGGCTCGTGGCCTTCCACATCCCGT